AATAATGAAGATGAAATTGTTCCGGATTTACCGGAATAATTCTTCCATCCTATAAAAATGTCTCATTCTTTTATAGTATTCTTCCTTTAACATTAAATCTTGTTTGGTTTTGGAAGGTCTGACATTTTCCTTTGCGACTACAAGGGGGTAATCTTCCGTACTTGAAGATTGTACTACATCTACATCGTTTGGTTGTGTAATGTTGTTTTCCGATTCCTGCGGTGGAATATATTGGGAATTCCATTGATTATCGGCAGTATATAGTGTTTCTTGTGAAAAGGCATCGTTATCTGATCTTAATTTTATAGATGGCAATTCCAATTTAATGTATTCTATTATTTCTTTATTGGAAAAGGATTTGTCAGCATAATGTTTATGTAAAGCATTTGCAATTCTTTGGATTTTTTGAGCTGGATTTGATCCTAAAGAAGATCTTTCTACTAAATCACTGATTGCTGAATTTAATGTTTTTGTATATTTTCTGCCAGCCTTTTCTTCTATTACAGAATTCCAACCGGGTTTTTTTAAAATATTGCTCATTATAATATTTATTGATTTTTTAATAAAAATGCTTAAATTTTATTATGAAATTAATTACATCAAAGGTCGCTATTATATCTTGTACTAGGAAGAAGCAATCGGAGGCTAAATCTTTAATGATTTATAGGTCTTTTGAGGATAGCAATTTTTCGGATAATGTTATATTAGATATAATATGGGAAAATAAAGAAGCCTTGCCCGTGGTCTATAATAGATGTATTGAGTATTATAAGAATAAAAATTATAATTTTTTAGTTTTTGTTCATGATGATGTTTATTTGGACGACAAAAAATTGGTAGAAAAATTGCAAAAATCTGTTGATGAATGTGGATATGATATAGTTGGATTGGCTGGTGCGTTGAATCCTAAAATTAAACATCCAGCATTGTGGCATATTATGTCCGAAAGGCATGATCACAGAGGACAAGTTCAGCATCCAGTTAACGAAAAGCAAACTTTTTATACCGCTTTTGGACCTACGCCATCTAGAGTCGCAATCATAGATGGCGTCTTTTTTGCTATTAATTTAAAGAAAATAACGGAGGTTGGATGGAAGTTTAATGAGAATTACGCATTTCATCATTATGATATTTCAAGTTGTTTGGATGCTAATAAATTAAAATTAAAAATAGGCGTATATCCTATACATATTATACATTTATCTCCGGGATTGAAGTCTTTTGATGATAAAAATTGGAAAGAAAGTAATCAAAAATTCTTGCTAGAATATGGGTCATGATATAGTATTTTAGTATGTCCAAATTAAATCTCGATGAGTTTGAGAAAACCTTTTTATATAATTGTGCTAATGATTCTGAGTATATATCACTGGTAGCACCATTCACAAAAACAGAATTTTTTCAATCTAAACATAGAGGTTTTATTTATGAAAAAATAAAATCTTTTTATGAGAAGAGATCTTCTGCTCCTAGTTTAGTTGAAATTAAAAATACATTAAATTCTGATGAAGAAATGAATTTCTTCAAAAAAGTTGTATTGGAATTTAAAGAAATTAATGGTATTATTTTTAATAAAAAGGAGTTGAGTGACAACACTGAGAGATTCTTAAAGGAAAGAGCATTACATGGAACTTTGATGTCTATTGCTGGTGATATTAGGGATGGTAAGGCTTTAGACACATCTGATGTATTGGATAAATTTGAAAAGAATTGTAACATTAACTTGGTTACTGATATTGGATTGGATTTTTTTCATGATGTTAATAAAATCGCATTGGATTTGATAAAATCTGATCCTGTAATCTCTTCTGGATGGGATTGGATTGATAATAAAATAGATGGTGGATTTAGATCCGAAGGCAAGGCGTTGTACTTATTTGCTGGACAGACTAATGTTGGGAAAAGTATTGTATTAGGTAATTTGGCTGTTAATATAGCCAATTCGGGAAGAACTGTTGTTTTAATTTCTTTAGAAATGTCTGAAATGGTTTATGCAAGAAGATTGGGTTCTAATTTGAGTAAAATACCTATTAAAAATTTAGCTGCAAATAGTGATAAATTTGTAGAAAAAATGAATGTATATTCTGGTGAAAATTGCAACTCCAGAATTATTATCAAAGAATTTGCTCCCAGCACAATAACACCAAGATCCTTGGAGGCATTTTTAAAATCTCTTATTAATAGGGGAATTAATTTTGATGCCGTTGTATTGGATTATATTAATTTATTGACTACTACTGTAGGAGATAACTCCTATGAAAGAGTTAAGCATATTGCCGAGCAAATTAGAGCATTATCTTATGTTTTTACATGTCCATTTATTACAGCAACGCAATTAGCTAGATCGGGATTTGATATAGAAAATCCTGATCTGACTACTATTTCTGAGTCTATTGGACTGGCTGCTACTGCCGATTTCATTGCAAGCGTTTATCAACAAGAGGGCGATAATATGAATAACAGATTGCGATTAGGATTGATGAAAAATCGCTGGGGAACTAATTCCGGTTCTAATATATTTGGGATTGATTATTCGACATTGTCTATATATGAAGATGATTCTTTAAATGATGAAGAGAATCAAGAAATTGAAAATGCTAGTAGGGTATTGAATGATGGCGATTAATATCTAAATAGGTTTGTGAATTTAGATAGATCAGAATTTGATGAGTTTAAAATAGAAGATAATTTTTTAAAATTTTGTAGTTTTGTTTGCATTTTGCATGGCAAAAAACTTAATATAGCTAATATATTTTTGATAGTTTTAAAGAATCCAAACTATAGAGAATTATTAAGATTGGCTTTGGACGTAGATACTGATTTGCAAATATTTAGATATTTTTTGAGGTTTGATGCATCGCTATCTAAAAGTAAGTATATTTCAAAATTTTTAAATTCAAAAGAAGGTTTAAAATTAAAATTAAATGTGTACGGAGTTCCAAAAGAAGATATACAACGAGCATCTAAAGAAATCAAGGCTCGTAAAAAATCAGCCTTTTCGATCAAGAATAAACTTCGAAAAGGTAAGTGATTCGACGAAATTAAATTTAATTAGATTAGAAAAATTCTTTTTATCTAATCAACATATAAGTATTTCAGATTATTTTTGCGCTCCATACGAAATATATGGTGATAAAGAATATTTTGATTTAAAATTTTTTACTAGTCAAAAATCTATTTCCATATATTCATTATATATAAAGACTGTCATGGAGTCGGATCCAGATAAAATTTTGGATAGGATTGTATCTGGTGTGAAATTTATTAAGAATTTTTGTTTACAAAACAATTTAAATATATTAGATTATCCTAAACACACTACTGGATTGTATCCAACATTTATTTTACATTTAAAAAATTTCATATATCCATTATATATTATATTTTACATTCCTGATGCTGAACAAATTTTTAATAAAATACCTTCTGATGAAAAAATTTTCTTGTTTTCTGATAATGTCTATGGCAATATTAATGAATTGAAACGCAAAGTTAGAAATTCTTTAAATGCTCATAGAGTATTGGAAGCTTGGAAAACTAAACTAAACTAAACTAAACTAAACTAAAATTAATTATGACAACATCCTATAATAAATCCGTATTTGAATCAATTAAAAACAGCCTAACAAAATCATCCGACTCTGGACTTTGGAGTAAAGTCTTGAAATTTGAAGTTGGTAAGACGTATACTATGCGTTTTATTCCAAACACGAAGGGTGGCGCATCATTATACTCATATCAACAGCATGCTTGGAATGATCCTGAGACTGGAAAATTTACCAGCGTCCTTTCAAGAAAGACATTTGGCGCTGATGAAGTAGATCCAATTGGTTCTTTGTGCTACAGGGTAAAAAAGGGTGGGAAGTTCACTCCAGAAGAACAGGAGTTTGCGAATCTTGTAAAGTGGAATGAATACACATTAGTGAATGTGTATGTTGTTGATGATCCATCCAATCCAGAAAATAATGGAACTGTAAAGATTTTTAAATTTGGTAGAAAGCTTGCGAAGCAAATTAATTCCGCTATTTGCGGAGAAGATGAATCAGAATATGGTGTTAGGGTTTTCGACTTGACTCCCAATGGCGTTAATTTCAAATTAAAAGTTGAAAAACAAGGAACTTATCAAGTATTTGATGGTTCTAGGTTTACTGCACCAGTGGATTTGAAACTTACTCAGGATGAGATTGAATCAATTCATGACTCTATTTATGATTTGACTTCTTTGAATAAAGAATTTTCTAGAGAAGAAATTCAGGAAATTGTAGATAACAATACTAAACCGAGAGGCGCATCATTTTCTGATCATGATTTTGATGAAAATGATGTGGACGTTTCTTCGGATGAAGATGTCGATGATTTTAAAGAGGTGGCTCCAAAGGTTGAAGTTAAAAGGTCTTCACCAAACATGAAAAAACCTGTGGTTGCTACATGTAGTAATGTTTTGGATGATGACGATATTGAAAAGTTATTGCAGGATGATTAGAATTTTTTGAAGTTTGTCTTAAAAAGCCTTCAGTTGAAAAACTGAAGGCTTTTTGTATATACTACATGACTAATGACCAATCTTTAGATAGAGAGACATTTGATGTTTTGGCTAATTTTGTTGGGCAAACATATAACGAAATATGTAAATTTGATCAAAGTTTAATATCTACTAATAATAATTTGACAAGTAAAAGAGAGCAATTTAAAAATATAGCAGAAAGTGTATTATCAATACCAAATCCAAATAACGGAAATGCTCATAGAATGCATCATCAAAACGAACAGATGCCTGCAAATCAAATGGCTTATGTTGATAGGGGTATAGCACCTTTAGCTCCTCCAGCAGATGATCCTAATCAGCTAGAATTTAAATTTGATAATAGTGAAATTTCACAGAAAATTGAAAAAAAGTTCGATACCATAATTAATCGCATTAATCGTATTGACAAAACATTGACTCAGCTGCTAGAATTCTTAAATTATGAAGCTGAAGATACTGAATCGTGATAATTTAATACAAAGATTTTTATTGCCAATTACTAAAATTGCAAATATTAGTATTTTAGTTTTGGGTAAAAATAAAATCCATACATTTGTGAATGGTGACACTACAAAAAATATGATTTATTGTAGTACGGATGATGTTAATTGCGATTTCGAAGATCATAAATTGGGAATTAAAGATGTTCGTATTTTAATTTCTAAATTAAAACAAATACCAGAAAACACCTTTGAATTGGATATTAATAAAAATAGTATTTCTTATACTAGCAACAAATTATCATTCATTCATATTCTTACGGAAGAAAGGAAGATTAAAGTTCCCAATTTTAAAGAGGATAAGTTATTGAATTGTCAATATGATAATAAATTTGTTTTAAAGTCGGACATTTTAAAAACATTAATTCAATGTAGTTTGACAT